GCACCCCAAATACCACTAATTCCGGTAGCACCAGTTGCTCCCCATATACCACTTATACCAGTAGCGCCCCAAATACCACTTATGCCAGTAGCTCCAGTAGCACCCCAGATACCACTAATTCCGGTAGCACCAGTTGCTCCCCATATACCACTTATACCAGTAGCACCAGTTGCGCCACGTAATCCACTAATACCTGTAGCACCCCAAATACCACTTATTCCAGTAGCTCCAGTAGCACCCCATATACCACTAATACCTGTAGCTCCAGTTGCTCCCCATATACCACTTATACCAGTTGCACCCCATATACCACTTATGCCAGTAGCTCCAGTAGCACCCCATATACCACTAATGCCTGTAGCACCAGTAGCACCCCATATACCACTAATGCCTGTAGCACCAGTAGCACCCCATATACCACTAATGCCTGTAGCACCAGTAGCACCCCAAATACCACTAATGCCTGTAGCACCAGTAGCACCCCAAATGCCGCTAATGCCCGTAGCGCCCGCGCTTGTAACAGCAACCCCATTCCAATACAGCGTAGTACCACTAGCGTAAATTTTACCAGTTGTAACTGGTGGAATTCCGCTAGAAAGAGTAACTCCGCTTGGATAACTAGCTGAAATTCCAGATTGATTTCCGTATGCATCAATATACACTAATGCATTGCTAGTAGAATTTTGAACTTCAAAAAGATTAGCAATTTGTGAAGTTGTAGCTTGGACTATTAAGACTTTATCAGTAGCATTTTTAGGAACAATTTGTAAAGTTGAGTTTGGAGATAATGTTCCACTGGTATTAGAGTTACCAATATATATTCTTTTTGTATTGGTATCGCCAACTATAGTTGATTCGATATTTAATTTATTAGAAAATATAACAGTAGAAGCTCCACCATATCTCAACATATTATTTGATGTCAATGTACATATTTCAATAGAATTGCTTCCAAAATGTCCAATGACTCCATTTTCCACCATAGATTGGCCAATGGCAATATTATAAGATCCTGATCCCCAACCTCCTACGCTGCCATTGACGCCCCCGCCAATTAAGACATTTCCTATTCTATTAGGATCTTGATATCTATTATTTGCATTTGCTCCAATGACAACATTATAAGCTAGATTTCCAGAAGATCCATTAGTATTGGCGTTGTATGAATAGTTATTTGACACATCGTGTCCAATTAATGTATTGAATTTTCCTACAACTGGACCATAAGCGAATGCTCTCCATCCAATTTCAATATTTCCAGTGCCAACAACAGATTCTGCACCAACAGGAGCAACCGTTTGTCTATGTCCAACAACAACATTATACTGCCTATTTCCGGTTGCTGACATTCCATTACCAAAAATAAGGCACTCGTTAAGATTCTGATATACAATTCCTACTGGAGATACCGCAAATCTTACGTTTGTATTTACATCCTGTGATTCTAGAATATTAGCGGTTTGTGAAGTCGATCCACGAACGATTAAGCCTTTAGTAGAAGCTGAAGCGGTAGAGATGTCAAGTGTTCCAGTTGGAGATGTTCCTCTGTTTATACCAACTCTTAAATTGCCAGTATCGATATATGCGATGCCTTGAGGCTGTAAAGTTACTGTATTGCCGCTGTAAATAGGAATATAATTTCCTGTGCCTGATATTATTGTTCCGGGACCAGTAGCACCCCATATACCACTTATACCAGTAGCCCCTGTAGCACCCCATATACCACTTATACCAGTAGCCCCTGTAGCACCCCATATACCACTTATACCAGTAGCCCCTGTAGCACCCCATATACCACTTATACCAGTAGCCCCTGTAGCACCCCAGATACCACTTATACCAGTAGCCCCTGTAGCACCCCAGATACCACTTATACCAGTAGCCCCTGTAGCACCCCATATACCACTAATTCCGGTAGCACCAGTAGCACCCCAGATACCACTAATGCCAGTAGCCCCTGTAGCACCCCATATACCACTTATACCAGTAGCTCCAGTTGCACCCCAGATACCACTAATACCAGTAGCACCAGTTGCTCCAGCAGAACCAGCAATAGCAGAATTGTACCAAACTCCCAAAGATGAATTATAAACTAAAACATCGCCACTTTGAGGATTTGATATTGCAGAGTCAAAAAGGTCACTCAAAGATGGTTGCTGATTCCACATTCTAATAAACATGCGTCCTGTGGTAGCATGTGACCTTGTTACAATTGCTATTGCCATTCTAATTTTGGGCGCACTTGGCTCGGTTGAAGTCAGACCACCAGCAGTCGTACCACTAATCCATAAGACGGTTCCTATGGGATAGGAAATAGTGTTAACGTGTGTAATTTCTCCAAGCAGCGTAACATATCCTTCACTACCATTATTGATATCGCCATATGCAATGCCAAGCATATATTTTGGATCGACAGATCCATCGCCCACAGCTTTTGCAATTCTTATCCTATCGCCTACGGCATCAACGGCCATGACAACTTCACCGCGAAGTATATTTGCCCCAGAGTCATTTTTACAAATTATTCTAACATCTGGAGTGTAATTGTCAATCCACTGAATATCATAATTAGTATCTGTTTTTTTAGATATAATCTGACCTTCTAGTCCACCAACTGGTATTGGAATCCCAGAAGACATCCATTGACCACTAGCCTGATTCCATGATAAAGTCGTTCCGCTAATTGGAACCCCAGTAGATATGTTATACCCCTGTAATTGATTCGCATTCCACTGGGCTACTGTATTTCCAACTTTATATGGAGATAAAGAAACAATCCAATTAGGATTTATATAATTGCCCGTAGTGTATACGAGATTACTAAGTATTAATTGATTCCTTTGAATAATGGGCATTATATATCCTTAACAATTAATTGAATGTTATTTTTAAAGCTCCAGATGAAAATACAAACTGATTACCTTCGTTTATAGTTCTACCATTTGTTAATCTTCCATACAATAATACCTTACCTCCTGTTGAGGCATTTGCTATAAAAACTCCAGAAACATATCCTATATCAACTTTAGCTTCTTTAAATTGAAATCCAGATACATTATTTATAGCCATAGCAGTCCCAGATATATAAGGAGAAGACCAACTACTAGTTGACGACACAACGGCAACTCTTTCATAGCTATCACCAATAGATGGTTCATCTGTAAAATCGCTACCTTCAAGTTTTCCAGAGTCAAAATTTTTAACTAATCCTACATAAGTAGTAGCAAATTCTGCTGGCATAGCAACACCAAGAAAAATATGCTTCAGTAAACCGGATTCAAGATATGTACTAAGTGCGCTCATAATATTCCTCCACAAAAAATATAAATATCATACATATATACACATAATAAAAAAAGGGCAGACAAAAGTCCACCCTTATTTTTAAAATATTTTTTTGATTATCAGAAGCTAGCTGCAAGCACGCGACGATTATCAAGAACGCCAAAGCCGAGTTCAGCCCAGCCATAATAACCTTGGCGTTGTTGTCTATGCAAAGCTTCGTCTTCGAAGATTTCGACTTCTCTCTTGACTGGCATGACAAAGCTATCCTTAGCATTGAGGTCCAAGCCAACGATAAGTTCAACGTCAGAGTTTGGCCCAAGAGATCCGGCAAGATCTGATGTGAAGAATGTTTGATATTCTTGACCATCACCCAATTCGAATAAGTCGGTGAGATTAACACCAAAAATTCTTGTGAGTGGAGCGCCGTCACTAGCAGCCTGATAAACTTCTCTACGAGAAACTTCATCTAATTGATCAATACCCCAGTTACGGATATCTTCCAAAGCTTCAGGTGAGAGGTAAAGATCTGTTAAACGTCCAGTAGCTGTAACTGTGTTACCGCCACCGTTTCTACGCATAACAGTCTTACATAGAGAAATCAATCTCTTGGTGAACTGACCAGCAGCGGCATCGCCGTCATAGACGAGGATATTGCGGTCAACAGCAGCGGCAAGAATCGTGTGCCAGCCATCGTCGTTAATCTTCTTAACGAAACCAGCTTCAAGAACTTGCATAGCGCGAGCTACGATGTCCCAACGGGCTTCGCGAGCATAACGAAGAAGGAAGTCAATGCTGTTGGTGATGCCGTAGGTGTTAACCATGACGTAATCGCCTTCAACATGCTTTTCAGGAATACGACCGTGACCCGGATTGGTATAAGCGGTGTAATCGCGCTCAGTACCCGGAGCAAGAAGGTCAAGAGGGAATTCAGGTTGTGAACCCGGCTCAATAACCATCTTCTCGAAAATACCCGTGACTACATCACCAAACATAATGCCTTTGCGCAATGGAAGCTCCAAAGCCTTGGCAATTTCTCTTTGTGCATCAAGAGCTACAGATTTATCTGAGCTACCTGAGCGAGACAACAACTGAATAAACTCATTACTTGGTCTTGTTAACATTCGATATTCTCCTATTTCTTTTATTTATAATTATGGAAGGTTGATTTCAACTTTAGCGTAGCCATCAGCATCTTTGGCTGTTAAGAAACGACCAATTCTGCCTGCTCCAGAATCTAAAGCGAGACCTCTTGTTGATGTTGAGATAAGACCACTGTCGGCAATGTAAGCGGCGTCACCAGCAACTGGAGTGCCTGTGCCAGAGATCCTATTTGTAACAACATAACCTTTACGAAGAATCGTAACTTTACCACCCTTTTGGACCTCATTTTTGTGCCAGTTGATGTGCTGACGTGTGAGATCAAGATTAACCATGTCATTTAAAAGAATACCGATTGGAACTTTGCCAGATGGATTTGCAACGTAAGTTACCACGTTAACTGAAGAATCCATAGCTGCGCCAGAAGGTGTGCTGGTGGATGCTAAAGTAACAACTCCACCTCTTTCAGCCACTTCATTCATGAAAAATGAAACATCTGTTTGAAACTCATAACGATCTGATTTTAAAGCCATTTTAATAAGCTCCTTTAATTACTTAATATTAGCGGTTGATTTAAGAACTTTTTCACTGAACCATGTGCTTGCGAAAGATCTTAGAGATTCTTCCTCTGCCACATCTACCATTGGAATTTGATTTTCTGTTGCAACAGCAGTGTCCAAGACTTCTGCTTCTGCTTCGTTTACGTCAACTTCTTCAGCAGCAAATGCTGGCTTTTTCTTAGCTTTATCAGTTGGCTTTTCATCTTCCTTCTTTTCTGTCGGAGCTTCTTTTGACTTTGCAGCCATTTTAGCTTTCTTCAAGGCAGCAACAACTGAATCGAACATGTCGTCGGCCAAACTCTCAAATTGAGCAGAGGTTTCATTAACTTCGTCGGCGTTTAAGCCAGCTTCAGATAATTCAGCCTTACGCTTTGACATTTGCTTTTCTTTTTTCATCTTGTCTAACTCTTCTTGATTCATTTCAGCTTTTTCTTTCATCTTTTTCATTTCTTCAGCCATTTTTTCTTTTGCTCCTTTTTCAGCAGCAAGAGCTTCTGTGGCCTGAGAAAGTTGAGATTGAAGATCGGCAACAGTGGCCTCAACTTCAGACTTAGCCTTCTTAGCTTCTTCTTTCATCTTGGCAGCTTCTTCTTTCATCTTATCTTTTGCTTCTTTTGCTTCCGCAAGTTCAGCTTTTAAAATTTCTAAATCATCTTGCATAATAATCTCCTCGGATTTCGATACATTAAAATTAATAGTTTTTTGGTGATTTAAAATAACACTACGTGGATTTGCAGGTTTCTTAACTAATCCTACACCAGAAAAGGAAAAACTACGTAAAAGTCTACCTACTTTATACCCATTATATTCGCCTTTGCCTCCATAAGCTCTTAAATGCTTTGTTAAAAAAGCTGAAGATTCTTCTCTTTTAACTATTTTACTAGCACCAGAATTATCAATAAGGGCATAATCAAATTGTGGAAATAAACATTCCATTGAAACGTGCCATGTTTGACCACTTTCAACATCGGCAATAATTTCTTTCATACGGTTTTTCAATTCCGAAGACGACCAACTAGTGTATAAAACAGAACCTATAACAATATCAAATACCGATGGCACTTGAGACATATCATTAAAATCAGGTAGTATATTGCCATCTGCATCAGCAGCATAGCAACTTGTTATATGGCCGATAATATCTTTTTCGTCATGCATATAATTGAATTGCTTGTCTTCTGGTGTGGACTTAGCTTTCCAAGTTTCAGCAGCGTCAAAAACATCGTCATTCTTATTCCATCCAACACTAGCAAGAATAGACTTAATATAATATAAATCCATTTGATTTTTATTTTCAGCTATAGCTTTAATTGATCTACAGCTGTTTATATCTATTTCCGTGGGCGTATATGGTATTACTTCAGAACAGAAAGCTATTGAATTATTCTGTATCTTATCTGCAATACCCGCTTTAATTTCTGCATTAAATATTTTCATAGCGATTTTCACCTCATAAAAATATACACATTATACTTCAATTTCTAATAAATTTACATAAATAGAAGCATAGATATATTTCATTTCATCTGTATTAGGCTTTCTCTTATTAGCATACACAAAGGAATCAGTTTCACTATTAATTTCATTTAAAAATGCGTTAGATGGCTTTCCACTATTATCAATTAGTTCTTTAATTATCTCAGGAGTAAGTTCTATAAACGGCTCTATATTTGTTAATAAACATAATTTAAAATACTCAAGCTGATCAAACTCAGCCCTAGTCAAAGACCTAACATTTTTCTTGTCGTAAAAATCTAATATCATAGGGGTTATTTCATCTGCTATTGCTTTTTGCGCATTATACGCCCACAAGACAGCGGCTGATGAAGTAGGAGCTACATTCTTTGTCTTCCTCTTAACCTTATCTTTTTGATTAGTTGGCCTACCCCCTTGTGGGTTCCCATCAACAGGTTTTGGAGCATCAGGTGCGCCGCCACCGAATGGAGTTTTAGGGGCTGGAGGGACAATATCTCTTTTTGGAAGATCTAATTCATCGTGATAATACTCATCTTCTAATCCATCTTTAGTAGCCAAAACTTTAGCCACATCATTTCTAACATTAGGATTATGATAAGGACTAGCTTTCATTGGAGAACTAGAATCACTTCTGCGAGTTTGTTCTTCTCTGCGAACTCTAATTTTTTCAATGTCTGGCATTTCTCCAAATCTTTCAAGAATAGTTTGATCAGATAAGATTCCTCTATCGGCTAAATTAATTAATAATTGTTTTTCAGCAGATTCATCAGATAGAATAATATTATCAAATCTAATTTGAGCTGGGAAACGGAAACCCATAGCCTTTTGGACTATTTCTAATTCTTTATTCCAGAATTGAGTTAACATTTGCCTACCGTACTCTAATCTTTCGACTAAAGTTTTTAAGGAAACGTAATTATTTGCGTAGCCACCGCTAGATCCACCAGCTCCAGTTAAGGTTGGAGGAATGCCTAATCCAGCATAAATACTTGTAAGTACAGGCTGATATTTTTCGCTACCAAGAAATTTATAAACTTGAGATTGACTTTCTTTAAAGTCGAGTTCTGGTCCCCAAATTAAATCCATAGTTCCACCGCCAGTATTACTAGCGAGGATATCTCTAAGTTTATTAATTACATCTCTCTTAGGAATAATCTTGTGATCTAAACTACCCACTCTCCAAAGACGAATCTGTGAAATAGCACCATCGAGCGCTGCTAAGTCGGCAAGTTTCATTTTTTCTAACATGATTAAATCGTCTAAGATAGCATATACCATGGGGTTAGCCCACACTAGCCAGTCATCTTTTTTATAATAGAATACCTGTATTTCATCATTACTTAGTGGTATTTGTCTTTTACCCATGGTAATTTGTTTTTGAATATCTGGAGGTAGTCTAGAAAATGTTTGTTTCCCAGTGACATCAGATGAAGAAAATGTATCGTAGGTTGTTTTAGATAAATTTAAAACGAACATAGGTTCGCCAAGGAACATTCCATTATAGTAATTAACAACGTCAACAGTTAAAGGATTGAGGAAATCATACTGCCATGGGATTTCTCTTTTTGCATATTTTTTAGTTTGGATTTCAATGTCGGCAACTCCAGCAGCCCTTCTTAGTTCTTCTTCCTTAGAAGCATTTATTTTAGCAGTTCTTCTTTTAACTACAACATTTCCACAACGATATAGATAATTAAGAAATCTTTCTGATTTTTCTATACCCTTTACCTGTTCAAACCATTTGCGATAAAATCTTTCAATAGCTTTATTCGGATGCACAATTTGAATGCCTTGGGATGAGAAATCACCCATTAAGTCAATGACATTTCTTATAATCCCAACTCTATCATATGCATCCATGCACATTTTGAGAATTCTTTTTTGTCGTGTAGGGATTGATTCTTCAGGACGAAAACGATAGTAATCATTACGAGTGATACTAGTTCTAACTGAACGATTTGGTTCAATATCAATATATGATCTATATGAGTATGCTTGCGCCTTCTGGATAGGACCATGTTCTGTGTATGCATCTTGCGACTGCGCCAAGGCTTTTTCTTTTGATGAATCGTCGCCCCAAGTGGAATATAAGTCACTCATAATATATCTGCTCCATGTAATAGTATTGACAATGCGATTACTAATACATACACATTATTCTCAATAAACATTGTAAATATCTTTCATATTTTCTGAAAACCATTGAGGCCCATGATATAAATCAGTCCCCGGTCTTTCCCCCACATAATTTTGCGCAAATCCAACATTAGCATAGTAATCTTCATCATATATAATGTTATTTTTTTGAGTGTTTAATTTTCTTGCTACCCAGTTAGACATAATTAATGCAGAATATCTGTCTTTTCGTAATTTATTTTTTTTACCACTACGAGTATCTGGGGTATCCCATCTTTCCCTACCGTTATTAGTTTGGCTGATAACAATTAATGAGAGTTCGTTTTTTAATTCTTCGATTTCCATAACGCAATCTTCTAAAGTGTCATGTTTTCTATTTGCTAATTTGTCATCTTCAAGAGATAATCCTAGAGTTGCAGCGTCAAAAAATGGAAATATGATAGCTTTGTCTTCCATATCTTTCCTTAGTCCATGGTTTGCTTCTGCTGTCCACTGGGCGCTTGAAAAATTACACAGTTCAATAATATGTAGGCCCGGCTCATCATCTGTGTCCTTAGATTTTTCTGGATCAATTTTTGGCCAAATAGCAACTTCTTTATCTTTTAATTTATCTTTATCGTGTAGGGCTTCCATGACTGCTATCCCACCTCCTTGCGGGTCCATTGCAATTTCAGCAGTAGGGAAGCTCTTCATTAAATTTCTAATCTTTCTTGCACAATACCCATAGAAGTCATTGTCTTCTGTTAGATGTGCTTTTACGCTTTCTCTGTGTCGCTCTCTTGTTGTTGTCCAACAATATACTACTCGTCTATGGTCATCATTCACTTCTAGCACAACTATAGAAAAATTATCCACTTCGGATGCCGGGTCAACGCCAATCACATATTGTTTATTGGGATTTCCTCTTGTAGATGCTTCAAAAAATACTTCGCCAGAAGATAATAATATAGGTTTTGTTTCTGAGCAAACGCATGACTCAATTAAGCTGCGCTTAAAAAATCCTTTACTGTCAGTAGAAAAACATGCGCCATATTCCATTTGAAATATGCCAGCATGAACAGTAGCTTTAGATCGAGAGATTTGCCCCTCATCCATAAAACCCGCTGGCAATAGTTCAACGGGTATTCTATACACTCCATAGTCTTTCCAATTAAAATCTTCGGGAACCTCACCCTGAAAAACTTCAGCTAATTTTGAGCGGTCGCCTTTACTTTTTACAATTGCATGATATCTTTTCCAATAATCTGCAAAATGATTAAAATCATAATATGCTGTACCAGATAATATAATCTGATTGGACCTATAGAACTCAATATTGTCTTCGACTACTTCCAATTCGATGCCAAGCTCTTTTGCCTTCTTTTCTTTTGCTCTAGCTTTAACTTTTTCAATAGGCGAACTTGCTACAGCAGCGAAACCAGCAACAACATTTTCAAAGATTTCTCTAGGAATAGAAGCAAATTCATCAGCTACAATATCATTAGCCCGTTGACCTCTAATTTTTTGTCCATCTCCAAGTGGCAAGAAAGTAATAATACCTCTATTAATACGAACAGTACATCTATCCACATCTCTTGTAGTTCCACTAGATTGGTCACATAAATCTCTTAATATTGGAGCGTTTCTCCATATACCTTCAGCATATTCAAACAACACTTTAGATTGTCGAAAGGCTGCACCAACTACAACTATTTTTCTTTCGGGCAAGAAGAAAGCTCTTAACATACAATATAAAGATAGTATGAATGATTTACCAAAACCCCGCGATCCAACAAGCATTGGAAATTTTCTATTCCACATATCATATAATATAAGAGCTTGTATAGGGGATATTTCTATATTGAATATATATTTGCAGACAAAAGAGAAATACTCAGGGCGAGTCATTAACCATGCTAGCACTTCGGGTATTTTTGTTTTATCATCCCCCGCCATGTCATAGATATAGTCCATGGGATTAAATAAATCTGCCTCATTTAAATCTACACCTAGCCAAGCGTCCTTAAGTGACTGTTCGATATTTTTCATATATTCTCTTCATTAATGAAAGGGCTGTTTTATTAGCAAAGTAACTATTACCACAAAACATTATTTTTACATTGTGCTTTAACTGTATTTCCATAATTACTTTTAATAAGAACTTTCCGCTGATCTTACTTGTTTTTTGTAATTGTTGATTAGATTTATGAAATGGATATTCAATTAAATCGCGTATAGGAAACTCGCAAATAATAAACGCATGGGGGAATTCATCCATACGAATAAGCTCTTTCGAGAACCTTGTAAACTCTCTGCCTAAATTATTAGCAAACTCCTCAATACACCCTTTTCTTTCAATACATATTTTATCTTCTAATCCTTTGACTGTATAATCGCCGGTTTTTAAAGTGCCTATTTCTTCAGCAACTGTATGCTCGTAATGGAACTCCCATGGAGTTTGTTCTCTAGTATCTATTATTATTGTGAAATCAGGTTCTTTGTTCATTTCTTTTTATAATCTCAAAAAAATATGCTTCGTAACATTGTTCAGATCCAGTAATAGATTTATGACATGTTTTACATAAACAAATACCATTTTTAGGTTCGTATCTTATACTGGGAGAGTCGGCCCACCTGTTCAAATGGTGGACCTGTAACTCTTTACGTTTTTTACTTTTGCACATTTGGCATGTGTGCTTGTCTCTTTTTAATACTTCACTTCTAAATTGTTTGGAACGAGGGTCTTGATAATCTCGCTTCGGCCACGTCATGCTCTACCATTCTTTCTACAAGTCGATAAAAAGATATTTCTGGAGACCAGTTTAATTTTTCTTTGGCTTTTTTGGGGCTTCCGCGAAGGAATTCAACTTCAGCAGGGCGATAGAATTTAGGATCGATAACCACATAATCTTCCCAATTTAAATCATATCTAGAAAATGCGACCTCTAAGAATTCTTTAATAGTGTACGTAAGGCCAGTGGCAACAACATAATCATCTGCGGATTCTTGTTGCAGCATTAGCCACATAGCTTTGACATAATCTTCCGCATGACCCCAATCCCGATAAGCATCAAGGTTGCCAAGATGTAACTTAGGAAATTTCTTATCTTTATCACTTGCTATAAATTCCCCCAACCATTTGGTGATTTTACGAGTAACAAATTGATCGCCCCTTCTTTCGCTTTCATGATTAAAAAGTATTCCCGAAGAAGCGAAGATACTATAACTATCTCTATAATTACGAACTAGGTGATGTCCCGCAAGTTTAGCAATGGCATACGGGGATTGTGGATAGAATGGGGTTTCCTCGTTTTGAAACTTTATTGGGTCTTCGCCGGAATCATTATATACAGTTGTATAATTTTTCCCAAACATTTCACTTGAGGAGGCTTGATAGAATTTAGTGTAAACACTTTCATTTCTAATGGCTTCAAGGGCATTTAGAACCCCTTTAGCAGTTACATCCCATGTATATGAGGGCTGTTCAAAAGAAGTCGCGACATGGGATTGAGCAGCAAGATTATAATACTCATTAGGTTTTGTAGCTTTTAGTAATCTCGCAGTGAAGTAGGGGTCGCAAACATCACCCTCAAGTAAATGAAAGTTTTTATATTTTAGCACATCATATAATCTACCAAAATTGGGGCTTGACGTTCTTCTATACACCCCATACACTTTATACTTTTTTGATAATAGCAACTCTGCTAAGTATGATCCATCTTGTCCTGTGATGCCAGTAATTATAGCTGTCTTCATTATTGTCCTTCCACTGTTTCTGGTATGAGAAAAGGCTGGTCCGTTATTCCATCTTCATAAGTATGGGCCTCGCCCAGTCTTAATCTTTCCATGTCCATAGCTATACGCATTTTTTCCATATCTGTTCCGGCTTGTCTACGAAAATCCCCATCTAAGATAATTTTCTTAATAAGGGAGGCGAAAGTCGTCTTACTATCTTCGATAGCTTTAATCCGCTGCTCTCTTGTCCCCTTCAAGTCCTTAATCATGGATGATTTTTTAGTTTGCAAATCTTTATAATCCCTTGAGATCGCTTCTTGGGAGGCCCGAAGAACTGCTAGTTGTCTTTCTAAATTAAGAACTAAATCCCAATCAATATCCGCTTTATTCTTGTTCTTCTCTTCTATGATAATCTTCTCCATATTGGATACAGATTTAATATTATCATTTTGAGACTTTAAGCTACGATTCATTAAGATTTCTAACTTTATTGTATCGACAATTTGAATCTCTTCAGTGTGGAACACGTCATCCCTAAACTGGGACCACATCTTCTTCCAGTGAAACAGGAACATTTCCAGCTCATCTTCGTTGAATTGAGATTCTAAATCGTACCAATAAGCTTTATTCTTTAGTTCATTTATAGCCTCGACTTCCTTACGGTCGTTTGCATTGACCCCCACATTTTGTTTAATCCAGAGAAGGACCGATTTGGGGTCTCGGTCCAAAACTGTAGCTATATTCTCATAAGACATATCTTTAATATTATTCTTGATATAAGATTGTTCAGATAAGTCTAGTCTTCCTTTACGCATAGAATTTCTCTAATATGTTTTTTAAACAACTAATCAGTTGAGATTTTTTAGTTTTAGTTAAAGTTTGATCATTCTTAAATCGTAGGTAATCGCTTCGCATATTAGCAGGTAAGTGAAGATCTATATAGTCTATCAGTTCGCGCTCTTCTATGGAGTTTGAGGATTCCTTCGCGGATATGAAAGATCTAATATCCTCTATATTCCCGGCATCTAGTAATTTTTTCTTGCCCTGCTGGATTTCCTCGGCTTTTCCCTCGTCGTGACGATAGTAGTTGTCGCGTTTGAAATTCTTTAATCGGTTTTTTATGTGAATCGAAAGAAAGTTTTCGAGTGGCCTAACACCATCGTAGCGGTCGAGGGCTTCCATCCCAATGATAAACGCCTCTTGGGAAATATCATCCTCCTCATAATTGGGGAAGGTGAATTTACTCGCCAGTCGAGAAGAGATCATCGATATGGTGGACACTACTTGTTCCTCTGTCATATTTTTTGGAATTTTCATTGACTTCCTTGTTGTCCTTTGCTATAATGTTTTTAGGGTCTGGGACTTGAAGATCTTTTGCTACGCTTTTCTGTAGCTCATCTGTCGCAGTCATCTTAAGTTCAGAATGGATAGTTTTCATAAGGGTTCCTTAAATGAAGAATACAACAATACTTAATAGTAATTATACACATTTAAAAATAGTTTCTTGGAAACGCGGGCTAAAATTATCAATGACTGATAAGGTACATATTATTGAGTATTATCAAGATTATGAAATATCATCAGGTTCTGGTGAGAAATTTCAAGTTCCTAAAGTTCTTGTACTTAAGAAATATATTAAGTTGCCCGATAGAATGTATAAACCTAATAGAAGAAATATATTCTTACGAGATAATTATAGCTGCGCGTACTGCGAAAAGCAACTTGAACAAGGTGAATTATCTGTGGATCACGTATTACCTAAAAGTAGAGGAGGGAAGGAAACATGGGAGAATCTTGTCACTTCGTGCAAAACTTGCAACTGTCTAAAGGGAGACAGGACTCCAGAGGAGGCGGGAATGATTATCAAGCGTTCCTAGAGAAACAAATTTCTAAACACTTGAGGGATAAGTACAGGAGTCGTGAAGTGACAATTATGAATGATGTATATTGCTATACAGAAGTTGAGGATTTGGATGTCGATCTGCAATTCCTAAGAATTGCGTTTGGGGACTTTAGTAAGATTGTTGTTGGGAAATTTGGGTTACATGTGAGCTACTCTGATTAGATAAGGTGATACTTTATATTTTAGAGTTGTGAATTTTGCAAGACCCACCCGCCCTTTTTCCGACAAAAACAGGGGGTTAACTAATGAACAAAAAACCACCACCCCCTGCCTTACCTATCCTTCCTAAATGGTTCAACCATCATATTCACTACCATCAGTGCATACACCCCAACCGGACACCCCATCACCACCACCAGCATCACATAGTTATTCATCTATCACCTTGCCTTTCTCTATATATTATATCGACATAATCAGCAGATTACAATAGCAAAACTCACAAAATATATTTCGATAATCTTTCAAAATACTTAGTAAATAATGTTGACGATAGGCCAGTGATGTGCTATATTATATATATAAGAGATGAGTGATGCGGAACTAACACAAAGGAACGATAAGATGACGAACGCAACAAACATGACGAACAACAACGCTCGAATCGTAGTTTGCCCTAATGGTGAACTCAATGTTGTATACACTGCCCTAGGCATGAATGTCTACATGAACAATCAAGCTGACGCTATTGAATTGTTTAACCTAGTCAACATCGAAGGCTTGACGGTCACAGAACTAAAAGCACTAGGCTTCGGCTGGTAATACAATTGACGTAAGCCTTTAGTACATAAGGAGTTATGACTATGGGCCTAGGCGCGAATGTCATAAGTCCTTACTGTGTAACACCTTATGTAATAAGCTAGCGGCACAGGTATAATATGACAGTAAGGTACGATTAGTGTACAAAAATACTTTGAAAATCTTTTGAAATACTTGGTGAATAATCTTGACACTAGGGGGTAAATGTCCTATACTATATATATAAGGAATGGGGAATGAACCTCACCTAAACGACAAGAAAAGGGAACGATACGATGAAGAAGTCAAAAAAAACCAACATCACCTCAGCACTAGTCAACGACAATGCTCGGCTTGCCACCTGTCCTCAAGGTGCGTACAATGTTGTATACACCGCCCTAGGCATGAATGTCTATATGACCAATCATGCCGAGGCTATGGAATTGTTTGAACTTGTCAATGTTGAAGGTTTAACAGTTGCAGAACTAAAGGCTTTAGGTTTTGCTTGGTAATACAATTAACGTAAGCCCTTGCTATATAAGGAGTTATAGCGATGGGCGCAGAGGCGGACGCCCTAAGTCCTTACACTGTAACACCTTATGTAATCAGCTAGGCACACAGGTGTAATAGGACAGCAAGGTATGATTAGTGTGCAAAAATACTTTGAGAATCTTTCAAAATAGTGGAGAATTCTCTAGGCAATGGTCGATATATATGGTATCCTATACGTATAAGAGATAGATGACAGTAACCAACGCAAAGGACAGTGACCATGAATATGAACAAAGCCGACCTAATCGCACTAGTCAAAGAACTACAAGCTAAGTTGGCGAATCCAACTCCAGTTTGCCCATGCTGCTTAGCACCTATGGAGGTCGTCTCCTATAGTGCTAGATACGATACACCTTTCGATTACTGGCAATGTGCTTGCCCAGATGTCATCCCTGTAGAAAACAAAATAGTCAAGAAAGGTATGTTTGTTGAGTAATGGGCTTGATGTCCATTGCTTGATGTGCTATACTGTAGTAGTAGTGAATGACGGACACCTAACACAAGGGACTTGATATGAGCGATTTCTTGAACGACATGCAATGCGACGAACTAATCAACGGTCAATCTTTCGATGGTCAATACGTACCTACTGAGCAGGATCTAGTTGACATGGCCGAAACTTGGGACGATGGTGAACTCGACTACAATTATGATTACATGGAAACGGAATCCGATGTATATCAAGACTCATCATATGATGATGAACCTAATGGGTGGAGCGATCACCTAGAGGGATATGAATGCGACTAATGTAAGAGAGCCGAAAGGCTCTCTTTTTTTGTAGGTATCATGTCAACATATACATATACGTTTATTAGTTGCAAGTATAGATGGCATAAGGAGTTATGACTTTCGCGGCTAGGCGGGTCGCCGTAAGTCCTTACTGTGTAACACCTTATGTAATCAGCTAGGCCGACAGGTGTAATGGGATAAGAACGTCTAATTAGTGTACAAATAAACTTTCTAAAATCCGTTAAAATACTTAGGAATTATGTAGACATGGGCCACCAAATAGACGATAATATATATATAAGAAGTAGAGAACAGTAACCAAGAGCAAGGGACAGAAACATGCAAGCGACGATCACAAACAGCGGTTGGATTGTAAGTCGGAACAAATTCGGTCAATACTCATACAGCAAGGTTGACGCCAAGCGTATGGGCAGCGTATCCCAGACACGGGATTACGGTTTCGTATTGGCAATCACTTGCCTAGTGACTGGCAAGGTTCGCAAGGTGTGGAATCTGGCCACTTTGGAAGATGCTAAAAATATCTACCAAAATAGTTGAGAATTCTCTTGTAAGCTATGGGTACATGTGGTATCCTATAGGTATAAGAGATAGATGACGGTAACCAAGCAAAGGGAAGAAAAGATGAGCGAAGTATATGTGGTGACGGATTGTGATTACTGCGGTGAGATGGCCCTTTGCGTCGCCAACGACGCGGCGGGTGGAACATGCTGCAAGGCATGTGCGGCTAAGCAAGCCGCCCGCCGTAAGGCGGAGCAAGAGGGTTAAGCCCTCTTTTTTTGTAGGTATCGCATCAACATATGCACATATATTAGCAAGTCATAAAGGCTTATGCTGTAAGGATTTACGAAATTCGCGGCTAGGCGGGTTGCCATAAGTCCTTATGTAGTAAATACTTATGTAATGTGATATATGTGTCTAATTACTGTACAAAAATACTTTTGAAAATCCGTCAAAATAGTTGGGAATTATGTAGACATAGATGGGAGAATAGACGATAATATATATGTAAGGAAGAGATGACAGTAACCAACACAAAGGGCAGAATGATGAAGAACTCAACAACCAACGCAACGAACATGACAAACAACAACGCCAGAATCGTCATTTGCCCAAAGGGTGAATTCAACGTAGTTTATACCGCTCTAGGTATGAACGTCTATGTGAACAACCAAGTTGAGGCAATCGAGTTGTTTAACCTAATCAACGTCGAAGGTTTGGAAGTTGCCGAACTGAAAGCACTAGGTTTTGCTTGGTGATAAAAATACTTCGGAATTCTCTTGTAAGATGCCGATAAATATGGTATCTTATACGTATAAGAGATGAGTGATACGGAACTAACACAAGGGACAGGTGAATGATGAACGATCCACGCGAATGTGATAACTGCTTTGAACTGGTAGAATTTGCCGGTGATACGCTTTGTGCCAAACACAAAGCTCTTAAAGAGATGTGGCAAAATGAGCAAGATGAGATGGAACTTGTAGAGAACATGCGATCTCTTGTGGTAAATGAGGATGGAACTATGGAGTGGGTTTAATACCCCTCCTTTTTTTATACCTATCATATCAACGTATGTATATATGTTATGCAATATGTAAAGCCTTATATAGTAAGGAGTTATGACGTTTCGCGTAGAGGCGCTCGCTGTAAGTCCTTATACAGTAAAGGTTTATGTAATGCGATAAGCCTATCTAATTACTGTACAAAAATACTTTTCAAAATAGTCGGGAATTGTGTTGATCTTTAGGCCCAGATAGTCGATAATATACGTATGAGAAACAACAACAAAGCATTCGTATTCGACTTCGACGACACCCTTGCAAGAACATCGTGTATGGTCAACGTGACTGTAGACGGCGAAATTGTTAAGCAATTGACACCGGGTGAATACAATTCATATAAATTGGAAAATGGCGAATGTTTTGATTATTCGGATTTTGACAAAATTATCAGTCCTGTGTTGCTGGAAACTTTTGAGCTTGCAAAAAAGGTTTACGCTGAAAATCACGCCGTTTACGTTTTGACGGCTAGAGGCACAAGAGCAAAAAACGCAATTGTTGAATTTATGTCACAGCATGGAATCGAAGCAAAGGAAGTCTATTGTGTCGGCGATTCAACAAACGCAATTGAACACGAAAAAAGAGTAGTGTTGATGGCCATCATGGAAACATATGGAAAAACTTATTTCTACGATGATCACGGTGCAAACGTAGAGGAAGCAAAAAAGATTGGGGTAAAATCTTACAAAGTATAAGTTTTACCTTGACACCCAGTCAAAAAATGCTACAATATATACATAAGGGTAAGCAATCAACACAAGCAAGGGACAGGACAGAATCATGAACACAACCAATATGTACAGCGTCACAATCACCAACAACACAACCAACGAAGTCTACACAATGACGTATGTTAGGAGCGGCGGGTTCTATGCAACTCGCCAGCATGTTCAACAATTTGTCGTCCCAAAAACATGTACTTTAACGTATTTCACTTGTTTAACAAGTGGGCAGTGTGGTTAACGCCATACAGCTTTTTTTTGCCTATCATATCAACATATGCACATATATTAGCAGATCATAAAGGCTTACACTGTAAGGACTTGCGACTTTCGCGGCAGCGGCGATCGCCGTAAGTCCTTACACAGTAAACACTTACGTAATGCGATAGCCTTATCTAATTAGTGTACAAAAATACTTTCGACAATCTTTCAAAATAGTTGGGAATTATGTGGACATAGGCGACGAAATAGACGATACTATATATATAAGAGATAGATGACAGTAACCAAGACAAAGGAACGAACGATGAACGAAGACACAATGAAGAAATATGATCTGGTCCAATTGCTCTTGAGCATTTCTAGCGAAATCTCTTGTAGTCAAGACGACGATGACAAACCAGCCAAATTGGTGGTTGACGCCATTTCTGACAAGGTTCACGCCATTATCGTCAAGGTGTTAAAAGATATGGGCGAACTGTAAAAATAGTTGAGAATTCTCTTGTAAGATGCCGATAGATATGGTATCTTATACGTAGTGATAGAGATGACAGTAAACAGCACAAAGGAACGAATCATGAAGAACAAAAATGCCAAGCGTTACACAGGTCAAGCAGTTGATGGGGCCATCATCCTGAATTCAGCCACAAATAAAAGTGGTGATCTGATTACCATGCTAGTCGATCTTGACGATGTTTTTGGTTTTCCTTATGTCGTTCGCACAGGCGATCCACATACGACAATCATGGCACGCAAAAAAAAGCAAGCCCAAAAACACTTCGATAAAATGTTGAACATCTAACCTGAAAGAATCGGATGAACGTGAAATACTCAAACAAAGTGGTAGTCAAAAAAGCCTTCGAAATTCCAGCGAGAGAATTTAACTTGCAAATGGATTCTATCAAATTCAGCGTAGGTGTTGTGCTTTGGAAGTATAACGGAAAGTACAACAAGAGATGTCCGGCACTTGTAAAAGGTGGTCTGGAATGGGGTGATTCATGGTGCGAAAGTGGTTATGTAATTCCGATGGAATACTTGGAAATAGTATCGGAATTATCTTGATGGTTCGCGTTGGATATGCTAGAATATACGTAGTGATAGAGATGACAGTAACCAAGTAGAGAGATGACTATGAGCAAGACTAAGACCCACAAACAATCGGCCACAAAAAAGCAACTGGATCTTTATATCCAATTCCACATGGCAATTGATTCATTGCTAATGTATGACGCTGAAATAGCCGATGGGTGGGATGGGCCTGACTCAAAGGCTAACACATTGGAAGCATTGAAGGCTTTAATCAAAGGGACCAAATAATGACAGTAAATGAATTAATCCAACAACTATCGAAATTGAATCCAGATATCCCGGTTCAAATTCAATATACAAATAGTTGTGCTGATTGGGGCCTAACTAAAGAATGCACTGGCATTAGTACAATTGAATTAGGCAAACAATATAAAACACATGGGCCTGATGTAGTCACAATAACAAGCAATGGGGTGGTACAATGACCGTAGCTGAATTAATCGCTGAATTGTCCAAACTTGAACCAAACGCCAAAGTCTTGGTCAATTGTCCCTACGATCACACAGTGGTTGAAGAAGACGTGGTTGAAGTGAGAGTGGATAACAAAGGCATCGTACACATTGAGGTAGAATAATGCTGTACTACTCAACTGATTATGATTCAATTGCAATTACCTACGATGATAGTGGTGATGCAATTGCATATAAATGCACATATCATATAAATGGAATTACATATGTGGATGTATGGGAGCATGGGCCTTGTGACTGGTAATGAGTCATAAAGCCTTGCTATATAAGGATTTACAAAAATCGCGGCAGCGGCGAACGCCGTAAGTCCTTACGGTGTAACACTTTATGTAATCAGATAGCCGCCGAGGTCTAATTGGATATTTAGGTCTAATTATCTAAATTAAAATCGGATATATAGATCCAATAGTAATTAGATATACAGGTCTGATTAGTGTACAAAAATACTTTTCAAAATAGTTGGGAATTCTCTTTACCTTTGGGCCTAGATAGACGATAATATATATATAAGGTTAAGCGAGTGCTTAATCAAGACAGTAGAGAAAAGGAAAGAATCATGAACGGTTTCACACAAGATCAACTCGCAACTCTTAAAGCTATGGGCTTTGATGGCGGGGCCAATGTGGTATGCAATGAAAATAAGGGAACGATAACCGCAATCGTAGCGGATCTTAACGGATATGGTAGGAAGTACAAACTTGCCAAGAATTATGGAACAAACTATCGTTATCAGGCATCGGGCAAAAAAATACCACAATATTTCTTAGATTTTAATAGATTGGTCGAAAGAATCTCTTGACATTCACGCTGGATGTCGTATAATAGTAGTAGAAGAAAACAAGTCACTAGCAAGGGTCGGAAGAATGATGATTCAAGAAAAGGTCTCTGTGAACGTGGTAATGAGTGGTAAAACCTACCGCAAGTTCATCATGGTAACGTCCGATGGATGTTATGACAACGTTTCACGGATTGTGGCCGATATGGTCAAGCAACAATGGGCCGGCCTCAAAATCGACAAATTTTTCTGGAATTACGCAAAATGACTATGAAATGCTCGCGGTGCAAAAAACAGTTTGACAAAACCTTTACGGTCGAAAAAAAAGCCGTTTGTGTCAACTGTTTGACAGATAATGAGATGGACGATCTAGTAAAAAAACTAGACGAATTCTGGAAGAAAAAACCTTGACATCTGCTCTGGATGTCGTATAATATACATAGTGATAGATGACAGTAACGAAGTGAAGGAAACGGAAATGTCGAAATACGGAATGAATGGCGAAAGATTGGAACGGTTCACATGCGGACGCTGCGACGATGTTTACTACATCGACGATCAGACGCCAGATTCATCGTCGCCCATCATTAATCTGATTGCGATGAAAATCAGTCGCACCGTTGGTGATGTCTGTGTAAGTTGTTTAACAGATAGAGAGTCCAAAAAAGTGGACGCCTATATTCAAAAAACAGAACCAAGCAAGTACACGCCAGAACGGGCCGAAGAACTTATTCAGGCCGCTTCTAAAATGCTGCAAGAAAGCGTTGAAAGACAAGAAATAAAGTCTTGACAATCCATATTTGCAGTGTATAATAGTAGTAGAAGTAAGACACCAAACAAGGAAACGACAGATGACAAGCTCTACGATCACGGCTGTAAAAATCATGAATGGTATCATGGATCAAGTTGACGGCGATATGGAAGAACTCCAATTCCTGCGAAATGTCCTAATCAACGGTGATCAGGATGTTCAATCGTCAAATGATATTCTCGCAATCTGTACCCGTATCGCCCAACTAGAAAAGAAACTCAAATGAGCAATTTCTTCATCATCGCGGTTCTCGGTTTCACTGGCCTATTGATGGTCGCTTCAATTCACAATCCTAGAGACTACGGCGGTTTTTTCGATGCCGAGAAATAAGATTCATATCGACTCAGATAAAGATGCTCGAATTGAGTATCTTGAAATGGAACTCGCCAAGGCTTTATATGAAAAGCAATGGTATGAGTTGAAAGTCAAAAATCTTCACGAACTCAACAAAACATTGATCCGCAATTTCAGGAACGGGACGCTAGTATGAGAAAAGTATCACGCGAAGTCATTTCGGCCTTTCTTGCTGGAAAGCCTAAACGCAATGGAAATACAACCACTGACGGTGTGAAGTTGTATTTATATGGAAATAAAATCGCCGAGTTTATAGGCAAAGATCTTGCAATATATGACGGCGGTTTTTCAAGTGCAACAACTAAAGAGCGTTTGAATTCTCTATTGCAATTGGCAAGAACTGACAGAGATTTCAATCCAGTTGCCGCAACCTGCGTTTTTCAAAAAAACTATCAATGGTTCATTCGATTCGATAATGGATCAACAACGGAATTCCGAAGTGGTACACTTGTGGGGGCTAAAAGATGATATACGTATTGTTCGTAATGGATAGATGCATAGACGATGCATATGATAATAATGGTGATTTCATTTCATATGGTGAAACCATATTTGAAACAAGATTCGTCACAACTGATCTCGCCTTATTAAAGGCTGAAATGGAATCTCTAGGCTCAAGAAAACTTGATCACTATGTGGAACTTTGGACGAACGATGGTTTGTATGAAGGGAGAATTGGAAAATGATCGGATCTGATTACATGAACGATAATTCAATCCATGCGATATTCCCGCATAAAAATGAGATTGAAACTCTCAAATTAAATATTGAAATCCTAAAAGATTTCATTGATGATACAGTGGATGAAATTCAGCACCATGTAGGGTACGATGATGCCTTATATAAAATAGTGGATGAAATGCGATATAAACTCTCAGAGAAATTGCATTAAGGCGTAAGTCTATATGGGGTAACGATTTACGACTGTGATATAAGTCGTTACCCTGTAAGGATTTAGAGCGTTCGCGGCAGCGGGCCTTGCCGTAAGTCCTTACGGTGCAAGGCTTTATATTTATTGCATTATGGACTCATTTGAGCCTACGATACAAGCCCTCTACGAATTTTAATTGATTATTATATAATTGCATTTCATTTACGTCGAATTGTATTTCCTCATTACGTTCTACCTGACAGATGTAATTGGACAATCGAGCGGCCCGATCTGATTTGGCCCTGATCTTAGCAGCTTTTTTCATTGCAACTTTCTCAGCCTTTTTATGCTGATTTAATAATGCAATTGCATTAATATGTGATTGGCCGTTTTGATATTTGGCGGGAAGCCATTTGGTGGGAATATCAAAGGCCGCGAGAATTTCAAGATCGGTTCTGGTAAAATTAGACATATCTATCCTTTATGGTGGTGGTGGTGAAAATCAGGAATTCCAGCGGATCATGATAGAACAGCCGTTCATTTCTACGGCATTGATTTCGCCTTCGGGGTGGGTGTTGATCCACTCAAAAAAGGTTTCACGATCTTCAACCGTCTTAAAGTAGTAGGTTTCGACGTAGGAATAACGGGTAACGCTGCCCGGTGTCATGCGATAGTATCGTGGTTTTTTGGTCGCTGGCATGGTTCTGGCCCTTGGTTAGTGGTGACTGACTTGATCTATATAGTATATCGACAAGATCGGCCCAACACAATAGCAAATCTTGAAAATAAGAAATTTCTTATCTAGGATAATTCTCTTGATGTTTGGGCCGCGATAGCCGATAATATATGTGTAAGGCAAGATCACACTAGCAAGGGATAGAACTATGGATCATTTGGACATCGAACGGGTAATCAGAAGTGCTTCAACGTCAACGGGGTGGAGTTTCTCACAGCTTCAACTATTCAGCCTAGAAAATGCGGGCTTCAATACCAATTTTGAAGTTCGCCGAAACTTTGTCACAAAGTCTAACTTTGGATCGGTTTCGATCACAAACGCCAGAAACTTCAAACTTGATGCTTGGGAATATCAACGGGGCTTGGGCCTAGAGCCTAAAGTAAGGTATTTCAAAACTTTCCAAAGTCTTTTGAACTATCTTAAAAAGGTGGCTTGACAAGGCCGCCGCCGTATGGTAGAATCTAATAAGTCAAGCAAGTAACACTTTCCAAGGGGATTCCGACATGGTTCGCAAGTTCAACAAAAATGAAAAATCAATCGCTAGTCAGTGGTTCATTCGTGTTAAGGGTGTCGAGTCGCCGGCTCTTAACATTACAGACTATGCCATGTTCTCACTCAATGGCCGCTTGTCACTAACCAAAGACACTAAGCGTTCTAGCTATTGTGTGGACTATCTTGACGGTTCGTCAGAACCTACATACATCTCAGATTTGATGCAAGCCTTACGGTTTGTGTTTAACAATCAAGTGGTTCGATCCTCTTGACATTGTCGGTAGGGTGTGGTACAATTCACTAGTCGGAATAACGCTGGTTTCACAATCACAGGACAGGACAGAATCATGATCAAGTTTTCAGCCGCTAACACAAAGCTCAAAAAACTGTACAAAGTCGCCGCTCTTGCCAAGTGGCTTGACGGTCGCCGCAAGATTTACAGTTTCGACCTCTTGTCAGGCTGGGCCTGCCCACAGGCCGATCAATGCCAATCGCGTGCTATTTTGGTCGATGGTAAACGTAGGATTCAAGACGGCCCAAATACTGTATTCAGGTGTTTCTCCGCTTCACAGGAAGTGGTTTACACGAATGTTTACAATCTCCGTAAGGGTAATTTCGACGCCATTCGTGCGATTATTGCCCGCACTGATTTGACCGACGATCAAAAAGTTGCGGAAGTTGCAAGCCTATTGCAAGCCCATTTGCCAAAAAACGCCGGTATCGTTCGTATTCACGTTGCGGGCGATTTCTTCAACCGGATATATTTCAGAGCTTGGTTGCAAGTGATTATGAATAATCCATCAATCCTCTTTTATGCTTATACCAAAGCATTAAATTATTGGATTGACGATATGAAAATTGTCAGTCCAATATCAAACCTTGTATTGACCGCAAGCCGTGGCGGTAGGCTTGATGCAAAAATTGACGAATATAAATTGCGGGAAGCGATTGTATTGCAAGACGAGAATGAGGCTGCCGATTTCAACTTGGAAGTTGACAACGACGATTCCCACGCCGCTATCCCCGACAGCCGTAATAAGTCGTTCGCCTTGATTATTCACGGCACGCAACCCGCCAAGCCAAAGGTTAAAAAGGCCAAAAAAAAGGCCGTTTCTTTGGTGGGGTGATATAAATGACAATTGTGATATGCTTTTTCGTGGGCGTTGCAATTGCAATATTATCATCTGATTAAACAATTAAATGCAATCGGGGTAACATCCGGTTGCATCTCTTTTTAATTATCACATCAACTAATTTACATATGTTAATTTAATTATATTATAATGCAATCGACCTAAGTCGTTGCGGTGTAAGGACTTACGGCGATCCCGGCAGGGGCGAACGCCCTAAGTCCTTATGTAGCAAGTAGTTATATCAATTGTATTATTAATGCAATCGTATAATGCAATTACTGTACACTAATATACTGACTGTACAGCCGCTCAGGTGGGCAGAAACTTTGAAAATATTTTGAAAATAGTGGTGGTGGGGGCTTGTAATGGTCGATATATATGTTAGAATATAAGAGTAAGGCAAGCAAACAACACTCAGCGGAGAACGGAACGATGGAAGCCACAAACGAAGTCACTCTGGAAGAATACATCATTGCTGACGATTCAGTTGTCATGGTGCTGGTTCAGGAATTCGACGAAGAACAATTCTACAGTGTCCGATACTTGGTTAATCGCAAGTTCGGTTTCAAGACGTTCTGGAATCGCAAGCAAGCCACGGAATTCTACAATCAAGTCAAAACGATCATGGTAGAAAATTCCATTTTGGCAAAAATAATGTCTTGACAACGGCTAGCGGTGTGATATAATAGTAGTACAAGGCAAGCAAACAACACTCAGAGGAGTTTTCAAGATGGCTGAATACGCGATTCCGGTTAATGTCGAAACCATAGAAGAAACGAGCGAAATAATCGTTCAACGTGCGATCATGCTGAATTCAGATGATGCAATAGCCTACGCTCGCCAATGCCGCAAATTTGGTGCGGGCTATTGGATTGCCAAAAATGGCTTGGAAGTCACAGTGGTTTATTCCGTAGATTCCGATGGAAAAATCTCTTGACAATCGCTAGTGGTGTGATACAATAGTGGTGTAAGGCAAGCGGAACTCAAACAAAGGAAACGACAGATGCAAGCTCAATTCGACGACTTCGACGCCCAACTTCAATGTGAAGATGTTCAAGGCGATTACATTCCAACCGAGCAAGATTTGCTGGATATGGAAGTTGCTTTCGCTCTTGATCCAATGGAAGTGGTGGCCCAATTGGAAGCGATCATTCAGGAGTTCAATGCCCGTTCCGATTTTGACAGGTGGTGTGAAGATTTCTTTGGGGGTGAATAACTCCTACAATTGTCGAGAGCGGATGTGATAGCCGGTATGCCGGTGCTATCTGACAGGTTCGATTCCTGTACTCGACTTTCGCGATGATGGTTCTTTCCTGTTCAACTCTTGACTGGCGTTCTAAAAAAACGACACAACCAAGAAAAAAGTTGAACCTGAAATTGTGGTTCGATTCCACTTATTGCGTTCCGCAACTTCGCGGTGTCCGATTGTTCACTATCTAAGGTGAAATGTTCATGTCGATTCGTATTCAGAACTCAGATCGTAAAATTGCCAAAACCGCAAATGCAACCGCTGGTATTACCAGTGGCCGATCTGATCTACTCTTGCTTGGAAATAAAGTGGTATCGGTTCAAAAGAATGGCAACGAATTCCGCACACACTGTGCCGATTCGACATTGAAACAATTCGCCGATAACATTTATGCCATGCTGGAAAATAAGAATAGTCCGGTTTTGAAAAAAGTTCATCCTTTTCTCACTCCGTACACTTTGCAAGCTGCCAGAACTCGCAAGTCAACTAAAACCAACCCTAACATCTATTCACCTGTATACGGTGTAAAGCGTATGGGAATTCGCGATAGGCTTAAGCAAATTGAAATCATGACACAACGGAAGGCGGGAACCTTGGTGGCCTGATGATAATCATATTGATGTTCTTTTTGGGCATTGCAATATCATTATCTCAACGTGATTAATATTAAATGCAATCGTTTCGGCGGTTGCATTTTTTTATCGACTGAAATACAATTGATATAAGTCCTTGCTATGTAAGGATTTACGGCGAGCGCCGCTGGGGGAAACGCCATAAGTCCTTATACTATATATACTTACGTCGATGTTAAGATGGGGCGACTGGGTGGTTCAGAGCGATTAGGTGGTTTGGGGGATCTGGGTAATTTGGGTAGTCTGGGGGCTATGGGTGGAACAGACTATATAATCTGATTCGCCACGGTAAGCCACAGTCAGCTAACTTTGGAACACCTTATATAATCCGATTCGCCACGTTAAGCTACAGTCAGCTAACTTTCTGAAATAATTTGGCCTAAAGACTTGACAGCCGTATGTCGATAATGTATAATAGTAATATAAGAAACGAGTCACCTATCTCAAAGGAGAGTTGCAGATGTTAGAAGTCATAGCTCTGGTTGCTGGATATTGTGTTGGTCAACTAATCAAGATGGTTTTCAAGGGGCAATTCTGAGAAAATCGCTTGACATGTCAGTTTGGTATGGTAGAATAGAGTAGTAAGAGATCACTGAACCCAATCACAAGGATATCAAAATGAGCGTATCTTGGAAACACACAACATTCAGGCCCAGTACCACTGAATTGGCTAAAATGAAAGCCAAACTTCCCGACTATAGGAATTGGTACTATATCGAATGTTTGGAGTCTGCTGACGGTTGGGACGATGGAGAGAATCATATCTTAGTGAAGTTCTACTCGCCCGATGGAATGCAGACTGTGTATGGCGAACCCGTTCACTATGAGCATAGCCGAATTGAGACCTTTAACTTCTGCGACTATGCTGATAAGCCAGAGCCACCATCAATCGAATCGCGGCTGAACATCGCTGAATGGCAAGTTGCCGGACTTGAGAAAATCATAAAAGAATTGAAAGATCGGTTGACAAAATTGGAAAGTGGTGTATAATAGATATACGAAGCGTGTTGACCGAGTTGGATAACGGGCCTGACTGTAAATCAGGTGGCATTACAAGCCTCAAGTGGTTCGATTCCACTAGCACGCAATGGTCAGTAGCTCAATTGGTAGAGCATTCCGCTGTTAACGGAACGGTTACAGGTTCGATTCCTGTCTGACCAGCTTCTGTTGTGCCATGCGTACAATATGAAACGGGGTTGTTATGCAACCCTAGCAGTTTAGTCGGCTTGCTAGGCCGGTAATTCTAGCACGTCAAGACCGTGATTTTAGTCGCTTTTGGAACCGGATATGACGTATTTACCTAAAGAAGCGTAAGCGGAACTATGGTGTAACTGGCAGCACCGCAGACTTTTAATCTGTTAGTCTGGGATCGTCCCCCAGTAGTTCCACTCGGTCCAATAGCTCAATGGTAGAGCAGCTGTTTTGTAAACAGCCGAACTCAGTTCGATTCTGAGTTGGACCTCTTGACAAAGGAAAATCATGTGATACAATAGAACTGTCGGATTGTAGTGTAGATTTTAACAAGAGTATAATATATGATGATGTTTACGCTATTCATGTGTGGAATTATACTGAGTATCCAATGTCCTGAAAGTGGAGAATAAAGTGGGTAAGTCATATAGGAAGACTCCAATCTTCAAAATCGCTGGTGAATCTGATAAGAGTAGCAAGAAACAATGTAATAAGAAGTTGAGGGGGGCAACCCGCGAAGCTCTTAAGGGGTATGATCCCTCTGGTGATGATGATCTTATCATCCCAGAGCAGGAAGAAGTGATGGATGTGTGGACCTTCAATAGCGATGGTAAGAAGTATGTTCACGATGTAGTAGAACATAAACAACGATGGGAACGTCCTGCTGACAAAAGGGATATCGACCATGACATGGCGTGAACTGAAAGATTACTTGAACTCACTTGATGAAAGATTCTTGGATACAGAAGTTCAAGTTTATGACTGTGAAGAACAGATAACGTATACAGACACAATATTTGCAGCAGACAATGATGATACAGACTATATCATTGATCTTAATCAACCTCAGATATGGTTCCGAACGGGTGATGTGACTTTCGACGATTAATTCTTTATAGGAGTATAGCCGATGAGAGATGTTCTTGAATTTTCTGCTGAGTTCTGGGAGAATAAGCTGGATAGAGACCCACAGAATGTCGATAATATATATAGGGAATCTAACAAAGGAGTGACCTATGCGATTGATGATTACTGTGGCTTTGATCCTGTCTTGCAGTGGATGCAAACACTTCCAGAAGCGGGAAGCCCCATTTCCTGCTCTGGTAGCCCCAAAGCTGGGAAGCGTAGAGGTAAGGGTCGAAGAACCAAAGCAGCCCAAAGTGATAAACATCTCTCTCTTGCCAATTCAAAATCTTACGATTAAGGCATTTTGAGCTTGACAAAGGATTTCTATCTGCTATAATAGTAGTATAAGGAGGCGAGTGATGATAACGAACTGTTTGCTGTATGTGCCAACTCTTGACAAGATGTTCTCTGGTAACATTGGAGATAATGGAGAAGTTCATATCTTCATGCCAAATCATGGCGGCGGGGTGTTTGAGTTATTGTCCGATGCGTTCTTGAGTGGTTTCAATATCTCTGTCTATCCGGGGTGATCTATGAACAAGTACGTTGTTGCGGTCTATGCTACCTATGCTACGGATATCGAAGTAGAAGCTGAGAATGAAGACGAGGCCAAAGACAAGGCAAATGACTACATAGAAGAGAATGAATGCGAATTTGAATATTACGAAACGCGGGATATGGACGAGTGGGAAACTCTTAAAATCGGAGAAGTCAAGTGATCTATTTCTACAAAGTCACCAATCTGGTAACTGGCAAAGTCTACGATGGCCAAGCCACTGATATTGATGAGTTCTCATCTTATCGTGACTTCATTGCAAATCTTGAATCGCTGAACTCTCTGTGGTCTGGCGAATATAAATTTGAGGAAAGTTCCCCAAAAAGATGCTTGACAAGTGAATACGAAATGGTATAATAGAGTAGTGAGATGAAGATGATTCAAACCTTTCAGGAGAAGATAGAGATGATCGCACAATTGACCGCTGGTAACAAAGTCAAATTCCAGTATGTTGAGCGTAAACTAGACAAGACTCATCTACCAGCCCATACTCAATATCAGATCAAAGATTACGAGGGTACAATCCTTCAAGTCCGCGATCTTTTTGAGGACGAATTAAGCTATGAGACAATCATGCGTAACAGGGATATTGAACGATCACAATATCTACTAACTGTTCAAATGCCAGACAATAAGATCAAGTCGTTCTATGATGGTCGAGTTGTCAACGTCAAGAAGATTAACAAGAACTTTCTTCGTCGTACACTTGACAAGCTGACTGGTAAGTGATATAATAAGATAGTCAATCAGTGAAGTTGGGTTTCGCCATTTCCCAAATGAGATTGACTGCAACCCAAAATGGCATCTACTGGCCTATAGCTCAACTGGAAGAGCAGTCACCTTATAAGTGACAGGCTTCGGGATCGTACCCCGATAGGCCAAATATGCCCTTATCGTCTAGTGGCCTAGGACGCAAGATTTTCAATCTTGAGACCGGAGTTCAATTCTCCGTAGGGGTATTCGAAGATGATGTAATGGTAGCATAACAGAATTTGAATCTGTTTGTATAGGTTCGACCCCTATTCTTCGATTATGCGGATGTGGCGAAATGGTATACGCAACAGATTTAAAATCTGTCGAGGATTAAACCTCATATGGGTTCGACTCCCATCATCCGTATTAGATAGACATTAACAGTAAGTTTGAGTATTCTTAACTAAATCTATCTTACGAACAAAATACTCAGATTCGCCCCGATAGCTCAATTGGATAGAGCAACAGCCTTCTAAGCTGTAGGTTTCAGGTTCAAGTCCTGATTGGGGTATTCGTCTTTCTGTTAGGTGTTGGTATCCAAAAGCAAAGCCCATCGCTCGTTGCGGTGGGTTTTTTCGTAAGTACTTACTACGTAAGGATTTACAACGCCCCCGCCATCGCGCCTCGCCGCAAGTCCTTACACCACAAACACTTACAACAATAAAAAATAAACTACAAAATATCCCCCCACAGGGCTTGACAGCAGCTTTTTATCTTGTATAATATAGGAGTAAGGAAGTGAGAAACGAAACGAGTAAACTCTCTAAGGAGATCTAAGATATGCTCAAGTCTATGAATGTTCGCAACGGTCGTAAGTTGGTCGTGTCCTATCCTGTAGGCGGGAATCGTAACATCCTCAAGACTCGCGATGGCAAGATCATTCGTCAGGGTGTATCTGCTAACGGTCAATATGTTGTCCTTCAATACACTGACAAGGGGTTCAATCGTATTGCTTCCCTCTCATGTGTAAAAATGGTGAATCCTGTAATTTTCACCAGATAAGCCTTGACAACTGTGTTCTATCCTGTATAATAGTAGTATAGCCAGTCAAACGTATGATGAGTTAAGTGGATCTCATTCACGACTGTCTCGACCACAAATCCACTATCTTCTATCTAAGAAAGAGATCTATACCGATGGCAAAAACGACTCGCAAATTCATCAATGCTGAAGATTTCGTGTCCGTTTACATGGATGTTTATCAACGTGGCTTTGATGCCGAGTCTAATACGACTTCTGGCACGATTCAAGATGTTGCTGACCATTTCGGCCTTGACCTTGAAACGTCTTACCAGAAGGCTCTCAAGCTCCGTAAAGAGCTTAAGGAAGTGGGCGTAGAACTGCCAACCATGCGACGAACCGACGAAGTTCGCAAGCCTAAGAAAGATCTCTCCAAACTGGCTGAGATCATCGCAGCCAAGCGTGCTGGCGAATTGCTCGCCTCTATTGACTAAAATATATAGTTTGGGGGGTTGACATTCAGCCCCTCATGCATTATAATAGCAGTACAAGAAAGGGAAAGATATGATCGAGAACACATACGATAATTGTAAGAAGCTGGCCCAGTTGTCAACTGATAGTATGGACGTAGAAAGTCTAATCGAATTCTACCAAGTGACATTGCTTGATCGTCTATTAGATGACCAAAGAGTTTTTGAATGTGAACTAGAGAATATGGATATCAAAACTCAGGAAGAATTGGATGGTGACGAGTGAGATTAACTCTCAAAGCTCTTGAACAACTTGCTAAGTCAAAAGGCTTAGTAGTAAAAAAAACGAATGGGTCTCTATATAAGTATGAGATCCATAAAGTATATGATAGTAGTAAGACTATCTTTGCTCGGAATGCTGGCGAAACACAATACGAAATTGAGAATTGGGGCCAATCATGAACACCTACGAAATTCTGCGACATAATCAACTTTGGATCTTGACATGTAAGACTCCAGATGGTACAATATCTACAGTGACAATGAGTGGTAGCAAACTACTAGTACATAACATGAAGGTAACTTTGGAGAACCAACAATGCCTGACTGGAAGTTCGTCCTAATCAACGAAAAAACTGGCGAGTCACAAGATTTAACAACGGAGTTCTGGGCCGATGAAAACATTCGTAACGCTGAAGAGGTCGGCTATTGCGACATATCGTCAAGCGATGCTGCTCACGGTGAGGCTCTCGAACGTCTTGGCTATCGTGTTACAGTCGTAGAGGGTGTAAGCACGGCAAAGCCTTTGGCCTACGAAGAAAAAACCTACAAATACGAGATCAAACATAATCCTTTAGATGGCTATACTATCGTAGACTTGGAGTGAGTATGACTAATCACCAGAAAGATCAGATCCTAAATGTAGTTCAATACTACATGACTCCTGAACTCAGAGAGAGGATCATGAGAGAAGTTCCTGTGGCATATAATGCTTGGGTCGGGTTTCCTGTTGTAGAAGTGAGAGTGATAAATGATGCTACCAAAGATTAATGTAAGAGTAGGAGAGAATGTGGTCGATGAGGCTGCAAGAGATCCTGTCAAGTATGTATCACGTAAAGCTCTATTGCTCAATAAAGAGAATAGAGTTTTATCTAAGATGGTCGATAAGCTCGCAACTCAATTGAGTGAGGGAGATACAGACGAGTATAATCATCTATACTATGCCATGGTGTTAGTATTGAATGTGGTTAATACTCAGATGGAAGTTGATAATCTAAAAGAAATGTATTCTTAACTCTTGACAAGGTGAGATCCTGTGGTATAATATAAGAGTAAGAGAGACAACCACTAACCAAGTATTGCAGGACAAGAAATATGAGTACGCTAGAGATCAAGAGTGATAAGTCTGCTGGGGCATTCGTCAAGGCTCAACAAGGCTTTGCCGATGGCTTTCACGTGTCAAAGATCTGGGCTAAAAAGTGCCAGTCGTTCGATCAGGTCATGGAAACTGTTCAACGATCTGCTGAGGAGCGTGAGGATCTGCTGGTTCCACTGTCAGACATTGAGCCAGTTGTAGGTGAGGGCGGCAAGTTTGCGTTTGAGATTGCAGGTAAACAATATAAACCAACAGAATGGGCATTGGGCCAATTCTCTGGGCGGCTCAAGCTGCCATCGTCAACGGTCATTCGGGAGCTATTGAATCAAGATGATTCGGATTGGGAAGATTCGGATGTTGCTGTTCGTATTGCTAAAAATGCTATTCGAAGAGCGGACAAAGATAAGAAATATCGAGTTCGTGCTTACAGCGATGGTACACTTCGTGCATTTGTCACTGATAAGTATGCACCGATTGATAATAGATGGTATCTCGAAACAATGAACGAGCATCTTCCCGGCTCAATGTATTCACACTGGCGGGGCGACGATGATACTATCTATGGTAATCTACTATTACCTGACAGTATTATCGACTATGGTCAAAGTGATGACTCAGACTATGGTGGAATGCTCTCTGTGGGTAATTGCGAGATCGGCAAGCGTAGGATTAGTCAAAAGCCTAGCCTGTTCAGGTCTATCTGCATGAACGGTTGTATCTGGGGCAAAACTGAGGGCGAGATGATTGATCGTCGTCACATCGGCAAAGTTGATCTAGTTGATCTTAAGAAGCGTATCGTCGATAACATTGAGAAGCAACTACCACTAATTCCAATTGGTGTTAGAAAATTTCTCAGCCTGCAAACATTCAAGGTTGAAGGTTCGATGAAACAAATCTTGGGTGCTGTATGCATTAGGAATAAATTGGATAAGACTGAGAGTAGAGAAGTCTTAACTCAGTTTGCCACATTTGAAAAGGATGACAGGAACTTGTTTGGGATTGTCAATTCTATCACAAGGGCTGGGCAAAATCTCTCTAATGAGACTTGGGTCGAGTTCGATAAGCTGGGCGGACAACTTACGAGCTATACGGAAAGTGAGTGGGATATGCTGAATGCGTACTCTAAGACGATTACGTCAGAACAGATAGATGAGGTGTTCGCAACGGCTGGGTGACTTGGGGGGTTTGGAGGGGTTGGGGGGCTTCGGCCTTCCGGCCCTTTTTTTGTGCTGTTTGGATTATCCTATATATTCTGATTCGCACGGTTATCCACAGTCAGCTAACTTTTCAATTTTCTAGTTGACAATCGGTTAACCTTCTGGTATAATACTAATATGGATATAAAGACAAGTAGGATTTGATTAGAAATAATCGCTTTGATACAGGCTTAGTTTACCTAACTATTTATATTCGTATCTCCTGAACTAAATGTATCACTCTATCTATTATGATTCGCAGGATGAGCCACAGTCAGCTAACTTTTAAGGATAACAATATGGATGAAGAATTAGATAAGTCAACATTCTTGGCAGATTTTTTCTGTTCAGAATTAGCAGTGGAAGTATATAAGAATAGTGTAAGGGAAGTTACATCAGTTGATCGAGTAAAATACTTGGTTAGCTTTGCGGAGTCTCTATGGAGGGAATTGTGTCTGGCCAAGTCAGACGATGCAGATAGTTATGACAATCTAGATCTGTAATAGCTTATATATTAAGATTCGTCAGGATAGCCATAGTCAGCTAACTTTTAGTATATATGACATAGTAGGTTTATACTTTCCTAACTATATATACTTGAGGACAATAAAGTAAAAAGCCCGGAGGTTAATTCCT